CATGTGCGCCTGAACCAGGGCGACATCCTCCGGCCCCCAGGCGCGCGGATAGGGCCCGGCGGCCGGCGCATCCGCTTCGCGGGCGGGCGGCGGCGGCCGGGTCAGCAGCAGCCGGTCGCTGAATTCGTCATAAGCGAGCATTCCCGCCAGGTCTTCATCGGTCGCCAGGATGACCAGGGCATTCGCCAGGATCGGCAGGATGGCGCCCTTCTCGGTGATCAGCGCCTCCATGATCTCCCCGATGCCGGCATTCTGCTGGCTTTTCGCGGCACGTTGCGCCTCGCGCCGCGCCCGCTTGGCGGCTTCGATCGAGATCGGGTCCGCCATCAGGCCGCCTGCACCAGGATGCGCGGCGGCGCGGGCAACTGGCGGCGCATCAGGCGCTCGACCGTCTCGCCATGCGCCAGGTCCTGGCACACCACGCCGCCGGCGAAGCGCAGCACCGTCGCCTGCTGTTCGCCCGCATTGCCCAGCAGCACGCTGGCGCGCGCGCGGAACAGCGTGCCGACCCATTCCCCGATGCTGCGGCACAGCTGCACGGGCACGTCACCCTCCCAGGTATCTTCCTGGCCATCGGCACCGAAGCCGAGCGTGGCGGCGGCGCCGACCAGCCGGCGCGGCGGCTTGGCCAGAGCCCAGTCGCAGGCGAGCAGATCGATGATCTCGGCGCCACGCAGCGCGGACCAGGATTCGATCATGGTCCGGCCGCGCGGCGTCGGCATGCCAGCGGGATGGCGCTCGACACAATCCGGGATGGCATCGCCCCAGGCTTCCGGCAGGCCGGCGCGCACGGCGATGATCGGCCGCAGCGCGCGCTCGCGGGCGAGGCGCGGCTCGGTCGGTTCCCAGCCATCGCTGCCGACGGCCCGCACCGGCAGCACGCCGAGCACGCCACGCATCAGCCAGGCGCGCTGGCCGAACATCGCCGGGCCGACGCGGCCGGCGACCGCGGCATGGCGCGCAGCCTCGAAGAGGGCCCCGAGGTCCACGGTCAGCCCAGCGGCGTGACGACGGCCGGCGGCAGCCCGTTGAGCATCACGACATCGGTGCTGCGCTCGATCTTGGCGATCACATCTTCCAGCACCTTCCCCATCAGGTCTTCGACCCGCTGGAGCTTGACGCCGAGCTTGAGTTTGCCCTCCGTCAGCCGGTAGCGAAACCGCACCGGCACGGAGTAGGGCGGCGCGCCGAACAGCGGCGCAATGCCAAGCGTGAAACTCTCCGGCACCTCGATCTGCGATGGCCCAACGCGGGCTTCCAGGTTCTCCACATTGGTGAACTGGATCTGGCCGGTGCTCAGCCGGATGGCGGAGCGGAAATCGAAGCTGCGCTTTGCTTCCAGCTGGGTGGCAATTTCCAGCATCGAGGCGCCGGTCGGGCTGGCGATATCTTCGAGGTTGTCTTCGATGAACTCGGCGAAGTCGGCTTGCGGAAGCAGCTGGCCATCGATGCCCTTCCAGCGCAGCCACTGCGGCGTGGGGCGGAATTCCAGCTTTACCCGCAGGTCGCCCCAGCCGGCGCCCTTCGGCCCGTGACCGTTCAGAACGGCCCAGATGGACGGCGCCTGCGGGTTGCGGTCGACATTGACCGCGGCGTTGCCCGCGTCGGCATTGTCGCGCACCACCTCATTGAAGCTGGCGGCGTCGAAGACCGTCACGGCGCCGCGCTTCCGCGTCGGCGCGGCCAGGTTCTTCGGGAAAATCTTCACCTCACCGTCGTAGGTGACAGCAGCGTGCTCGACAAAGCCATCGAGCGGCACGGGGGCCAGCGCCTTCTGCGCAACCTCGATCACCGCCTGCATATCGTCGTCCATGTCGGTTTCCTCCGATTCAGGCGAGGTTGCGCGCAGCAGCAGGCGCGCCGAGATCGCGCAGCGGCAGCCGCGCCTGCTTCGGATCATCGCGCTGCAGGTTGTGGTCCGGCGTGATGAACCAGATGGAGCCGTGCTCCGCCGGCTTCGGCAGGGAAGCCTTCGCCTCCATCAGCATCACGACGGCGTCGCGGCCGGCATCCGACGGCTTCACCGTGACCTTCAGCGTAACGCTGCCGGCCTTTCCTTCGGCGGCGACCGCTTCGACCAGCTCCTGCAGCATGTCGGAAAGCTTGTCGTGCGTCGCGCCATTGCGGTGCTCGCGGAGGTAGTCGTGGAAAGGCCTGGCATCGTCCGGCATGAAATCTCCTGTTTGTTCGTTGACCTGGCGCCCTCGATCAAAAAGCCGCCGCCCCGGGCGGACCCGGAGCGGCGCAGTTTGTTCGGAGGAGAACGCCACGCACGGCTCTGCCATGGGCAGAGGCCCGGGAAGCGCCCGGGCGCGCATTGGCGACCGGGTGACCCGGAACGCCAATCTCGGAAACCATCGGCAGGCCTTCCGCCCAGGCGCGCAGCGCGCCCGGATGGTCGACCAGCGACGGCGGAATCGGTGTCAGTGCCGAAGCCCCGCCGGCACGGGTGCAGCGCACGAAAGCCGGGCGATGGTCGGCGCCGCAGACGACGAAGAGCACCGGCGCCGCCGGCCGATTCTCATTCGCCGCGGAAAGGGCCGGGCGCGTCACTGCCGCGCCTCCCGCATCGCCACATCGACGGGATCATCGCCATCCGCGCAGGCGCGGCGGCGCTCGGCGATGCCGATGGCGGCGGAGAGCGTGACGATGGCGAAGGTGATCAGCCAGGCATGGCCCAGCATGCGGAGCGCGGTCATGCGCCGCACCGCCGCGCGAAGGCCGTCCCGTGCAGCAGCTCATGGCCGACGCCGCGTTCCAGCAGCAGCTTCGCCACGCCATCGGCGACGCCGCAATCATGTTCGAAATGCAGGAAGTGCGTCAGGTGCGGTATCTCGGCCAACCGCCGCCGCAGGCTCTCCAGCAGCGCGGGCGTGTCGAGATAACCGCCATAGGTCACCGCGTAGCGCAGCCCCTGGCGGTACGCATGCTCGGCCGCGCTCATGCTGCCCTCCGCCTGGGCGGCCGGTCGAGCAGCGCGGTGACGGCGGCGACGCCGTATTGCAGGGCCATCTGCACGATCTCCCGCCGCAGGTCCGGCGCTTCCCGCGCGGCGAGGCGATCCAGCCGGGCGATCGCCAGCCAATCTTCCGGCAGCCGCGAAGGCTGCCCGGCCGCGGTCAGGAAATTCATGCGGCCCTCCGTGCCTCGGCCTTCAGCCGATAGACCTCCCGCAGCGGCAGCCGGGCCCGGGTGGCGATGATCTCCTCCGCCACGCGATCCAGCAGCATCCGCCGCGCCCGCACCAGCCGCTCCGCCAGCGCCCGCTCACCGGCCGCCTGATCGTCCACCAGCACCATGCGGGGCGGCGCGAGCGGCGCGCCCGCGAAGCCCGTCGGCACGGCGGCCGAGGCCGCACGCTTCGCCAGGGCCGACCGGGTGGCCCAGCTGCCATCGGGGGCACGGACCACGCGGCTGTTCGTGCTGGTGCGCTCCACCACCAGCAGGCCGCGCTGCGCGGCAATCAGCAGCAGCGCGCTGGGCGTGCCCTTGCTTTTCAGGTCGAGGGTTGCGGCCAGGGAGACATTGGTCGGCGCCACCAGCCCGGCCAGCGCCGCCTCGCGCATCAGCGCGACCAGTCGCTGCACCCGACCCTCGAAGGCCTCGGCCTGAACCGAGTTCGGCCGGCGCGGCAGCAGCCCGCTATCGGCGTTGCGCGAAAAGGGCGAGACGGGCATCGGGATGCCGAAGCGGAGGGCGATCTGATAAATCCGCACGCGGGACAGCTGCATCTCGCGCGCCGCGCGGGTCACCGTCATCATCGGGTCGGCGAACAGCTGGCGCAGCCGCGCCGCACGGTCTGCCGCCGCTGCCGATTCAGGCGCGCCGGTCGCCATCGGCGGACCGCCTCGCCCAGCGTCGGCAGCACCGGGCCAGGGCTTCCAGCAGCAGGATGAGCAGCCGGAGCAGTGTGTCGATCATCGAGCCTCCGGCGGAGTGCGGATGCCATCGCTTCGCAGCGATCGGCCATGAACAGCAGGACATCGGCGGAGGGTGCGGCGCGGCCGCGGACCCAGTTGCGGGCGGTTTCCACCGGCACGTCGGCGGCGGCGGCGGCGCGCTTGGCGGCGTGGCGGGGATACGCCTCCCGCAAAAGTGGGGGCATTCCGTGCCCCATCTGCAACGTTGTGGGCATCAAGCGGATTCTCCACTCTGGGGCCTGTGCGATGGACCAGCAGGAGAGGCGGAAGGGGCGGCGAGGGTGCAGGGAACACCCTCGCCGCCTGCGACCGCAGCCCGGCAGAACGCCGAGGGGAGCGGGCTGCGGGCGGTCACGCGGCGACATCCGAAGCGACTGCTGCCGGGGCGCCAAACAGATCGGGCCGGATGCGACTGACCGGCACAGAGAGCGCCGTCGCCAGCTCCCGAGAGCGTTCCGCCGGGACGCGGCGGTGCTGGCCCTGACCGAGCGCGGCGATCCATTCGCTAACGGTCGCGGCGCTCACGCCCATGGCCTCGGCGATGTCTTTCTGCCGAAGGCCCCGTTCGCGGAGGATTGCTTTGATGTCGAGGTCCATGGCTCTAATTTTAGCCAGACCGAAAGAACTCCCGCAAGAGTGATTTTTCGGCATGCCCGAAATTTTCGGCGTGGCTGCGTTCCAGCCCGGTCCATGGCCCAACACCATGGCGGCATGACCGCAATCCCCGAGACTCCCGAAGAGATCGAGCTACGTCGGCTCGCTCAACTCACGGAACAGAGAACAATGTTGGAACATCTTCCCACATGGCTTAAGCTGCGACGCTTACGGCAGAAGCACATCGCCGCCGCCCTCGGCGTATCGGATGCAACTGTCTCAGGTTGGATCAGCGGGAAGCACGGTATGAGCGTCGGTCAGCTGCGTCAGATTGCAGTCCTATTGAAAGCCCAGCCTGGCGATCTGCTTCGGGCACCGGCCGATGCGGAACTCAGCCCAAAGGTCGAGGAGGCGCTCGCCCTGATGGACGCCCTGGCGCCCGAAGAATGGGAAGCGGTTATTCAGAATGCCCGGTTGCTGGCCGAGGCCAAAAAGAAAAATTAAGTCTGGCCGAATTTCTCTTGACCCGAAATTTCGGTCACGCCAAAGTTACCCTCGCCAAACCGCGAGGGACCCATGCCATCCGATCTCCTGGAAGACCCGTCTGACGCAGCACCCATAGCCGGCGCGACGCCGCCGGCCGGGCTGCCCTTCGTCCGCGTGGTGGACACGCAGGGCCGCATCCTCGGCCTGCATTTCGGCGGCGAGGATACCGTCACCCTCAGCTTCGAGACCGGCCGCGGCAGCGCCGCCCGCGCGCTCGACCGCTTCCAGACCAAGGCCTTTCTCGACGCGGCCTTCGCCCTCGGCGAGATGATCGGGGATCCGCTGTGATGCCGGAGGAGCAGGCGGCCTTCGCCGGGCCGATCCCCGGCTGGGACAACCCGGCGGAATGGGCCAGCCCGTTGCCGATGCCGGCCGCCAGCAGCCCGCTGCGCGGCGTGCTGCGGGAGATTCTGCGGGCCCGCTACCTCACCAGCGACGGGCTGCTGACCATTGCCGATAGCTGGGTGCAGGAAGCCTGCCAGGGCGGCCCGGAAAAGGCCGATCGGCTGGCCGGCGCCGAATTCTGCCGCGCCTTGGCGCCGCTCTACGGCGACGTCCCGCTCTGTCCCTACAGCCGCGCGCTGGGCGAGCGCGGTATCCGCTTCGATGCGGCGACGGAGGTTCGCCATGGATGACCTGCGCATTCCCCCGGTTCCGGGCAATGCCCGCCGGCTGATGACGCCACCGCCCGCGCCGCTGCCCGACCGGATCGAGCGGGCGATCGGCGGCCTCTGTTTCTTCGCGGGCATCGTGGTGATCCTGCTCTGCCTCGACCAGCTGCTGCGCGTGGATGCGATGCAGGTGGCGGGAGGCTGGCCGTGATGATCACGCTGGATCGCGCCGGCATGCACCGGCTGGTGACGACGCTGCGGGAGGGCGCAGAGTTGTCCGGCAGCTACCAATACGCCCAGGCCGGCATCGACCTGCTGGCCTTCCTGCTGGACCCGCAGAACGACGCCGAGGCGATCACCGAGGAGGAGACGGAGGCGGACCTCCTCGAGGAGGAGCCGGAGGAGGAGGTGGAAGAAGAGGCCGCCGCTGAGGCCGAGCCGGCGCCGTGCGCTGCCGCCCCAACTGTCGCGGTCCCGGCCGAGGAACCGACCTGGCCGGGCTCGCCATGGAACGGGGCGCCGACGAGCTGCTGCGCACGCTCTGGCCGCAGACCGACCTGACCGTCAAGGACATCCATCGGCGGATCAACGCGCTGGACGGGGCGCACATCAACAATCCGACCTCGCTCTACAGCGCGGCCAAGCGGCTGGGCCTGCCGGCGGTGCGGAACGCGAACTCGGGACAGCCCCAAGGCCGCACCGTCGAGGAGGAGGACGAAGGCGAAGCGCGGACCATGATCCTCGCCGGCCGGGGCGCGAAAGATGTGGCCGAGGAATTCGGCTGGACGCTCAGCCGCGCGCAGGAGTTTGCCACGAAGGTGCGGATGGAAAAGCGCGGCGCCTGATGCCTGACCAATGGGGCCACCGCATCGTCGCCCTGCTGCTGTTGGGCGGCTTTTTCGCAGCCGTGTTCTGGGCCGCCGCCGCCCTGACGCGGTGCGTGCTCAGCCTCGGATACTGGCCGGAGTGAGCACCATGGCTGACGCCGAGCCGCAGATTGAGGAGCCGCAGGAATGAGCGACGACCTAGAAGCCCGCATCCGCGCCGAGCTAGACGCGCTGGCGGTTGCGCGCCAGGCCGATCCGGTGGCGATCCCGGCGGCCGGCGATGATGACCGGCTGGCGGTGGCGCATGCGGAGATTGAAAGGCTGAGAGAGATGGTGCGCGATTTGGCGCCGTTCCTCGCGGTATGGTCGGAACAGCACGCACGTCATTTGACGCTGCCGAAGGGCACGGTGCATCCCGTTCACGCCGCGATGTTGGTTCGCGCCAATGAGTGCGGCGCTGGGTTGCGGCTGGTCGATTTCCAACCGGCGCCATTCCCATCGGAGGCCGGCGCATGACCGCGACCGATGCCGAGAGCGTGCGCTACATGGCATGGACGCTTCAGGATGCGGCAGAGAGCGGCGGCCTGATATTGCCGCCCGTTGGTGACGCTGCCGACATGCTGCGCGCCCTGCTTTCCGAGCGCGACGCGGCCCGCGCTGCGCTGGCGACGGCGCGGCGGGATGCGCTGGAGGAAGCGGCGCGGGTGTGTGATGAGAGCGGCAAAAGTTTCGAGCAAGGCTGCGAAATGTGGAAAAACAGCGAGGGCGGCATTCCCGACGCATGGAAAGAAGCATGGATCAACAGCGACGAAACTGCGGTTGAGTGCGCCGCCGCCATCCGCGCGCTGGCTGCGGAGGGCGGGCAGTGACGGACCGGGAGATTATCGCGGGCGTGCTGGCCGGCTTACAGACGCCGCGCTACGATCCCTGGGGATCACCCAATGGCTGATCCCACCCGCTGGCTCACCGCTGACGAAGCCGCCGGCTACCTGCGGCTGAGCGTGGACGGCTTTCGCCGCAAGGTCCGCGCCGGCGCCATCCCAGCCCCGTCCGCAGCCCTCGGCGCCGCCTGCCCACGATGGGACCGCCTTGCCCTGGACGCGGCCATGGGCGGCGGCGTAGCGTCCACAGACCCCAGACAGGCGATAGAAGCCCTTGCCCAGACCATCGCGTCATCCCCGCGGCGTGCGGGCCGTCAAGGCGCGGCTCGCTGACGGGTCCGAGGTCGAGTACCTCTACCATCGCGCGACCGGCCGGCGCCTGCCGGGGCTGGACGATGCAGGGTTTGCCGACGCCCTCGCCGCAGCAGAGCGACAGGTCGGAGCACGACCAGATGCCGACACACTCCGCGCGCTGATCCGGGCCTACCGCGCCAGCCCCGAGTTTGCCGCCCTCAAGTCTCGCACCGTGACAGCGACAACCCGCTACCTCGGCCTGCTGGCGAAAATCGACCACTTGCCCGTGACGGCCATCAAGCGCCGCGATCTCCTGACGCTGCGCGATGCCGTGGCCGGCGCGAGAGGCCCCGCCGCCGGCAATGCCTGGGCGCAGAAGGTCGCCGCCTTGCTCGCCTGGGCCGTCGACCGCGACTGGATCGAATACAGCCCCGCCGCGCGCATGCGGCCGATCGCCGGCGGCACTTTCCCGACATGGACCGAAGCCGAGTACGCGATCGCCGTCGCCGGCTTGCCGGAACACCTGCGCCGCATGGTGGTGCTGGCGGTCTATACCGGCCAGCGCCGCGGCGACCTGTGCGCGCTGACCTGGGCCGCGTTCGATGGCCGGGCGCTGCGGCTGACGCAGGAAAAGACCGGGATGGCGATGCGCGTCCCGTGCCACCCAGACCTGCTGCCAGAGCTAACCGCATGGCGTGCGGAAGCAGGCTCCACGCATATCCTGGTCGGCCGTACCGGCGTGCCGTGGAATCGGATCAACCTGTCGAACACGCTCGCGCGCCACCTCGACGGGCTCGGCCTGCGCGGGCCCGGCCGGGATCTGAATTTGCACGGCCTGCGGAAACTCGCCGCCGTGCGACTGGCCGAGGCCGGGTGCAGCGCGACCGAGATCGCCGCCATTACCGGGCACAGGACGCTGCGCGAGGTCGAGAGATACACCGCTGCGGTGAACCGCGATCGCATGGGCGAGGCGGCGATTCTGCGTTTGCCGACCCGTAGAGCAAACGGCAAATCAGGCGACGGAAAGCAAGGTTAAAGGCCGGTTTCCCGAGGCTCTACATCACGGTGCCCAATAATACAGCGGGCAAATTCAATGCGGTATAAATCAAGCGCGGCGCGAGTGGTGGCGCATGTACGCCATACCAGCGGCACACCTGCAAACGATGCGCTCCTTGAACACGTCGAGATTGACCGGCGCGTCCAGGCGCTTCGGGACCGGAGAAACAGCAAATTGAATGGGCCGCCACAGCCAGCCCTGGCCGTCGCACTCGGGGCAGTCGGTGGGCGGCTGGTCAGCTACCTGCGGCACGGGCGGCCTCCTGTGCCATTGCGCGCCACGCCAGTAGCGCGACCTGGAGCGCGTTGCGCTCCATCGGCAGATGCGAAATCGCCTGACGCCCGGCCTTCACCATGGCGACAGTCGGCTCTAACGGCATGAGGGCAAAGCCCTCGCCGGGACCGGGTTGTGGGTCTGAATTGGGCATTGGCCTACTCCCAAATCCCGAACCGGAGAAAGCGGCCCGTGGCATCAAATTCAATGTCAACAGCGAAGCCTGTATAGCCGACAACCTGCTCCGCAGACTTCGCCGTTATTTCGAGGGTTGTCGCCACGCCATCGCCGCGAAAGCCGATAGCTTCGCCGGGTGCAGTAGCCTCGGCAAAAGGGATGCCGAACCGGCCAAGAAATGCTCGCCAGTCATCTATGTCGGTGGTTGCGGACCGATCATCGGACATTGGCAGACCTCCGGCCGGCGGCGGTAATCTCGACGGGGCCGAACGCGAGCAGCCTCCGACCATCCCGCGGCGCCGTATCGATGCGCCGCGGCACGGTCGTTTGCCGAGCCGCCGCCGGATATTCGACTCCGGCATGCATCCCGCAACGCCAGCAAGCCCGGTGCCGGTTTCCCTCCGCGCCGCACTTGCCGCACTTCCCATCCCACACAGCGCCCGGGTCGATGACGCGCGGAAGCTCGACCGGGGTGGTTTTGATCTGGTCATTCGACATCGGGCATCTCCGGCAGCAGCATCCAGTGCGTTGCCCACGAATGGTAGCTCACGGTGCTGCCGTGCGGGGTCCGCTTCCCGTGGCTGTAGGGGCCAAGCTCGATCCGTGCGCGGTTGCTTTCGCATCCCCGGTCGGGACAGAACAGCAGCACGTCCACGCCATGCGGCGCGGTTTCAACCGGCTGCCAGCCGGTGGGTTTCGGAACTTCGCTCATGTGGCACGACCCTTCGATATGCGGTCTACGATCCGATCTCGGAGCGCTTGAGCATCCGCCAAATGCGTTTGCCGCCACCGCTCGATGTTCCGCCGGTTCCAGTAAAACAGGTGCCCCGACCCTTCGGCCGGCGTGCTCGGGGCCACACACGTCGTACCGGAGGGACCACCGCCCGGCCGAAAGAACGTCTTGAAGCGGATACCCGTGGCGCTGGCCGGGGTGGTTTTCGGAGCGGGGGCATCACTCGACATAGGTGCCGTCCTCTGCCCAGGCGTCGACCGGGCTGTGCCCGGTGTCGTAATACATACGCCAGCACTCGGCACCGCAGTTGGCGATCGCATCGGCGCCGTAGCGGTTCGGATCGGCGGCCGACAGCTTCCTAAGCTGGTCGCACCATTCATCGAAAGTGAGATGGGTGGTTTGGTGGTCGTCGGTCATGCGTCGTTCCATTCGTCGCGGATCACAAGGAGGCTGTCCCCCACCTGCCGCCATGCGGCGATGAATGCGCAAGCGACGATCTCAACTGGCGCCACGGCAACGATGAACAGGCGCCGCCGCCAGCGGGTGGTTTGGTGGTCAGGCATCAGCGGACCTCCTACGCTGGTCGAGGGTGAACAGCAGGCTCTTGACGATCCCGGTGAGGCAGCCGGACGGTAGTTTCGCGCCATGCGCCACGCAGCCGCGGGCGATGGCCTGCGCCAAGTCATCGACCAGCCGGGGATCGGCCGCGCGAAACAGCTCATCGACATGCTCGCGCGTCATGGTCGGGGTCGATACCGGACGCTGTGTGTCACTCACGGCAGGTTGCTCCACTTCCTGATCTCGCGGGCCAACTGCCCCGGATTTTCCTTCACCCATTCCTCGGCCTCCTTCGGATCGTCGCCGTAGTACCGGATGCGCCGCGGTATCTTGGCCGCCTCGCGCGCCTCTGACGCTTCGCAGGCAGTCTCGACGGCCTTCGCCGCTTCCTCTGGCGTCACCTTGAACCACTCGGTTCCATGCTGCCGGTGCGCTCGCAAGATGCGGTGCGCCGTCTGCTCCACCCGCAGCGCGTCGCCTTTGGGGCGCTCAACCTGGCGGAACAGCGTCAGCTTGAAGGGGTGTCCGGTCTGGAGCGCGGCAAGGCGCGCTGCCGGCGCCCTGGATATGCCGACCTTCACCATGCCGGCCGTGCTGGCGATGACGTAGACCCAGGGCCTCATTTCCGTTTCTTCCCCTTTGGCTGGGCGCCGGGCCGGCCGAAGAACGGCGTCCCTCGCGGGCCAAGCAGCCGGTAGAGGGTGCGGCGTTTCACGCCAGCTTCGGCCTCGACAAGCTCAATCCGCACGTCAGGGTCGCCCCACATGGGGCGCAGATCATCCAGCCGCGCCCGCTTCAACTTGATCGGGGGGCCGCGCTTGCTGCCGAACGCCTTGGCGCCTCGCCTGGCCTTCGCGGCGCGCTCGGCCATCTGCGTTTGGTGTGCCGTATCGGCGAACACCGCGGCATCATGCACCTGCGGCACAGGCTCGAAGTGGCTGCGTTCGGCGATGGACAGCACCCCGGCGCCAGCCTGTCCGATCAGGCCCAGCACCCGCAGAATGTCCTCGCGGGAGGCCCCGAGCCGGCCGGCGTTGGCCACCACCAGCACGTCGCCGGGGCGCAGCGCACGTAGGGCCTCGGTGCGCTGCGGCAGCGCATCCTCGCCGGCCTTCACTTTCTTGGTGCGCAGCCCGTCCACATAGATCGGGCCATCGTCGCCGAAATTGTCGAAGCCATCCTCCTTAAGAGCCTTCTGCTGCTCCAGGGGGGATGGGCCGGTCCGGTCCACTCTCACATAGCCAATCTTCATGCCATACCTATAGCCTCTTGACACACCGCGCGCAAGGCATTAAACATGGCAGGGCTTACCGGCGCCTCGCGGATCAGGGGCAGGAAACAGACCGATGACCAATCACCCGAACCGCAGCGCCGCCGCCCGCATGACGACGGTGCCGACCGATACGCAGTACCGCATCACGGCTCCGATGCCCGCGGCTATGGGCGACGCCGTAGCCGCCCTCATCCCCGCCTTTGCCCGCAGCGTGGTCCGGCTGTTCAACGATGACGGTACCGAGCAATTCCGCGCGCATGACAGCGAGGCGCATCACGTCCGCGCGGCGATCCGCGCGGCGTCCAAGTAAACCCCGAAGGAGACTAGCGCATGGATGAATGGGACAAGCGCGAGGCCGAACGCCTTGCTACCGCGGAGGCCGAGGCTAAGCGGTTCTTGAAGCGTATTGCCGCAACTCGCGCCGAGGGACCGCAGGGGCTCCGGCCATCCCGCGCCCGCGCCGCGATGAAGCGGTCCAGTATGGACCTATCCCGCGCGCTCGCCGACGTGCGCCGCTCGCCGCATTCCAAATAACCCCCGAAAACGCGAAAGGCCGCCCAGGCTTCCCCGGGCGGCCTTCTTTTATTTCGCGGCGATCACCGCCCGCAGCACCGCCCGGACTTGTTCTTCCCGCAGCGCCGCGGCCTCGGCTGGCGGCAGATGGATCGCTTCCACGCCGAGCCTCGCCGCAGCCTCGCGCCATCGCTCCCGATCATCGCGCCGGATTGCCGCCAGATCGCGCGCCGGGAGCGTGTGGCCCATCCACTCGAGCCAGCGCGACCCCCACTCGACGTGTTCCTCGGTCAGCACCAGCGCCCCGCCATGCGCGCGTTGCAGAGACCACTGGCCATAGGGACACGCCCCGGCCCGGCGCAGATCGTCCAGAGTGATCAGCCGGTAGGGCTTCATGGCCCGGCGACCAGATCCGCGACGCGGCCGAGCTTCGCCCGGCAGTCGTCGCCGGCATCGGCCAGGTCGAGGATATAACCAGCCAGTGCGCGGTCATCGGGACTGGCGGGCGGCTCCGGTTGCGGCGGGCAGGCCAGCAGTTCCGCCGGCACCGATAGCCGCTCCACCTGCACCGGCGGCGGCAGCGGGGCGGCGCAGCCCGTCGAGAGCAGCGCGGATAGCAGGCACAGCAGCGCAAGCCTTGGACGGCGCAGCGGCATAGATCACCTGTCTGGTCTGGGTGTTCCGCGCCACCCGCGCGGCGGTATCGGCGGCGAGACCAGCCATCGCAGTCTCGACCGCGGCAGCGTGCGCCTTGACCTCGGCGAGCGCGGCGGCGTTTTGGCGTAGCTCGGCCGTGGCAGCAGATGCGGCAGCCTCGGCGCGGTGCCGACCGCTGATTTCCAAAGTGAGCCACCCGCCGAGACCGAGCGCCGCGATGGCGCCAATCAGGTATGGGATCAGGAACGCGGGCATCAGGCCGCGTGCCCCTGCATCGCGCGCTCGGCGTGCTGGTAGATCACCTCAGCTTCGCCGAGCCCATTCTCGCCGCCATTCACGGCTGCCCGCCAGGAGGCGATATCGCCACGGTCCGCCATGGCGTTGCAGCCATGCGTTGCCCAGTACCAGGCGGCGATTCGCGCGGCCACCGGCGGCTGCACGGCCAGGTCGGGCCGCGCTTCCAGCGGCAGCCCCAACGCCGCACCGGCCGCGCGGTACTCGGCCCGGCCAGTCAACTGAACGATGCCCCGGCCGCGGAATGCCCAGCCATCACCCGGGCTGAGGTTGCCCATGCGGTTGCCATAGGCGGCGTTGGCGATCGCCTGGACATCGGCGACATGCGCGCCGCTTTGGCCCCACTGATAGGCCTGCGCCGGGGTGAAGTGGCTCGGCCACATCCGCAGCAGCGTCTCGGGCCGATAGCGCAGATCCTCGAACAGCTTGCTGAATCCGGCGCTCTCCACCATGCAGGTGGCGACGAAGGCCCCGATGCGGCGCGGGGTGTTGATCTCGCGCTCGCGCATCGCCGGCAGCATCGCCTCGGCCCAGATGGCCGGGTCATGCGCGCCGAGGTTTTCCAGCAGCATCTGGATATCGGCCGCCTGCGGCCAAGCCTGCGCGGCGGCAGCGGGGGCCGCCATCGGCGCCGCTGGCGCGGCCGCAGGGGCCGGCAGCGGCAGCGGGGGCCGGAACAGCGCGGCGAGGTTACTGATCAGCCCCATGACGATCCTCCCCATCCCGGCGCGGCCGGTAGAGCGCGAGGCCCACCGCGAACAGCCCCGGCACCGCGCCAAGCGCGCCGCTGATCGCGGTCAGCAGGCTGCCGATGCCGGAGACCTCGGCGGCCAGCGCGTTCACCCGATCCGGCCCAATCCAGTGCAGCCAGCCCAGCGCGGCCAGGATGCCAGCCGCCAGCAGCGTGCTCGGCCAATAAGCCAGCCCGCGCATCACCCATCGGATCATCGATGCCCCCTATTTCTGCAGGCCGCCGCCGCTGCGCACCGTGCTGCGCAGATCCCCGACCGTTTCCTTCAAGGCCGCGATGACGCCGCGCAGCTCCACCACGGCCATCGCCATCTCGGCGGTTTTCTGCACCGCCGCCTGGTCGGCCGATTCCAGCCGGTCGAGCCGCCGATCGTGCTCATGCACCTGCGCCCACAGCAGCGTGGCGGCGATCACGCCGGCGAGCAGGTTGGCGATCAGCGTGCCGATCAGCGCATGCTCGGTTTTCTTCAGAACTCCACCCACAGCGGCGCCCTCGGGATCTTCCATCCGGTTCAATCCTTGATCGGTGCGGAAACGCCTGGCGGTCAGGCTGGCGTCAGCACGCCCGCCACCACATGCCAGGCCGCGCGATTGGCGCGGATGGCCTCGGATTGCGCGCGGGTGATCGCAAGCGCGACCAGGTCGCCATAGGCCTGCAGGGCCAGCAGCTCGGTGGCGCAGGTGCCGACCACGGCGATCGCGCCGGTGGCAGGGGCATAGAGCAGGTAGCTGATCACCGCCGCAGTTCCTGCACCACCATCTGCGCCAGCTGGGTGTAGCCGGCCTGGCCATACGCGACGCTGTTGATGGTGTAGCCGGTGATCGCGGCGGCCGAGCCTACCACCATCTTCACGGCATAGGTGTAGGTGCCGGGGCCGGGCCAATCGAGCGATTCGTCCATGTCGCCATTGCACCAGTCGACAATGGTCTCGTCGCCGGTGCTGGTATTCGTCCGGGTCAGCACCCACCCGAAACCGTTGGTCAGTGCCGTCGTGTCGAGCGACATCAGAATCCTCCCCCGCCGCCGCCATCACCGGAAGCCCCGCCGCCGCCGCCGCCACTATCGGCGCCGCCGGTCGAGCCGGAGCCGCCGCCGGTCGCCGTCCAGGTCACCAGCTTGGCCGGCAGCTTGGTGCGGATGCTCACCCGCGCATCGCCGGCCAGCGTCACCGTGGTGCTGACGATGGTCGACATGCTGTAGCCGGAGCCGGGTCGCGTGAGGCTCTGCGTGGTCCAGGCCTGCGCCACGCCGAGGCTGCTGAAGCTGCCGGAGGCGAGGTCGTTGGTCACCAGCCGCGGCACGGTCGCCGCGCCGGCCGAGACCCAGCTCGAGAAATTGCCAGAGGTATCGACCGCGGCGACCTGGAAGCTGCGCACGTCATCCGGATTGAAACCGGAGAGCCGGACATAGCTGGCCTTGGTCTGGGCCATGGTGGTCCAGGTGCTGCCGCCATCGGCCGAGGCCTGCACCCAAACCCGGTCGAAATCGGTGTTGGTCGGGTTGGTCCACTGCACCGTGAAGCCGCCCTGCACGCCGGTGCAGCTGGCGCCGGTGGGCACTGGCGGGGAGGCCACATGCGTGCCGATGGTGATGCTGGCGATGCTGGTGAAAGGGCCATAAACCAGGCCGCCGATGGCGCGCACCTGCACATCGTAATCGGCGTTCATCTGTACCGGCATGATGATGGCGCGGCCGACGCCGACGGCCACCTGCATGCTGTGCCAGGGATCCCCGCTGCCCTGCCGCCACTGGACCTCATTGGCGTTGACGAAGGCGGAGTAGGCCTCGGCCCAGGTCACCTGCAGGGCCGGCAGCACGCTGCCATCCGCGTTGATCTGGGTGGTGCTGGACAGCACCAGGGTGTTCGGCTGCGGCAGCCCCAGCGGGCTGGTGAGGGTGGTCGAGGGCGTGTCCAGCGCCGCCGCGGCGGCATCATAGGTCCAGGAGAAATCGGTGGCCTGTTCCTCCTGCAGCGAGGCGCTGCACTGGCCGCGCGCCGGATCGTATTCCCAGGCCACGATGCGGAAGGGCTTCGAGGTCCAGCCGAGGTCCGGCACCGTGAGCGCCACCACATCCCAGCCGCAGAGGGTCAGCGACGCATAGCGCAGCGGCACCTTCACCGTGATGCCGTGGCGGGACCGCAACAGCATCTGCTTCGAGAGCCGCTGCGCGCGGATGGCGTTGGTGATCCAGGGATGATCGATCTGCCGCCAGATCTGGCTGCCATCGGCGGTGATGTAGCTGCTGAACTGCATGGGCGGATAGTCGCTGGTGATCCAGTTCTTATCCTTGTCGGTGAAGGTGCCCTTGATGCTGTTGAACAACTGGCTGCGCGGCGGCTGGGTGGTGACCTCCAGCGTGCCGGCGAAATCCGACATGCCGAGGCTGGCGCTGGCGCTGGCATAGGCGCCGCCGAAAAGCTGGTAGGCGCCCTGCACATAGGTGAGCGCCCCGGCGCCGGCGGCCATCAGGCTGTCGATGATGTCGATCGGCGTCTGGTCCAGCGTGAAGGTGCCGGAAATCTGGTAGCGCGGCTGGGTGGTGGCGCCGGATTCATCCTCGGCCACCGCTTCATCCGAGAGGTTGGCGGCGGCGATGAAGCTGGCGGAATCGATCTCGGCATCGGCGCAGGCCAGCCCGAAATCTGCCTTCAGGTAGTCCCGGACGCAGAGCGCCCAGTTCATGGTGTAGCCGGTGCTGCTGCTGCGCGGGTCGTAGATATCGTTCTTGCCTTCGACAAGGCAGGTGATGTTCGGGATGCCCTGGTAGATGCTGGAATTGTACTTCAGCCGAACATAGAGATAGGTGATGCCCAGCAGCTTGTGATTGCTGGACCACCCATCCGGGCTTTCCGAGACCAGATCGCTGTCGGCCGCCGTCTGGTCACCCAGGTATTTCTTGATCCGGGCGACGTTGGTGTAGGTGCCGGACCAGACATTGCCGCTGCTCTCGATCTGGTAGGGCTGGATCAACTGGTCATCGAACCAGATATTGCCGATGCTGTGGCAGGGATGCGCCGCGATCGCGATGACCAGGTGCAGATACTCGCTGTATTCGCCGGAGCTGGCGGCATAGAGGATGGTGCCACCGACGCGGGCCTCCCCGTAGATGATGCGGCGCGGCTCGGTGGCGGCGCGGATCAGCTGCTGCTGGTCGACGGTGGTGTTCGGGGCGTGCTTGTTCTTGTTCAGGTGCAGCAGCGAGGTGAGGCCGAAGGAGACCACCAGGCCGACCGCGGCGGCGATGGCCGCGGCGGCGAAGCCCGTGATGACGAAACCCAGCACACCGGAGGCGAGCACCGCCGTTGTGGCGATGGTCGCCAACGCCGCGACCGCTGCGACAATCAATGGGGGCATTGCGTTTCGGTTCCGATTGCGAGGCTATCCCCGGGCACCTATATGCGGGCGCTCCAGGTTGGAGATTCCTCGTGCGATTTTCGATAGCTGTGGTCTTTTCTGCGCTGACCTTGGCCGGTTGTGCGATGCCAACAACCCTTGTTCCCCGGTCGCCGGAGGGGCTCGCTGCGCTCCGCTTCAAAGAGACTGTCCGAATGCGCGGAGCAGTCGGGAATACCTGGGAGTTCCCAGCGGGAACCGTTCTAGTTGCTGATCGCGTGAGGACCAAGGATGGGGCGGTACTTTATTGCGGCCCGCTGGTTATTCGTGACCTTGCGACCGAAACTCGCCAGCTTTGCCACCGTTATGTGGACGGCAAGCTATTCATGAACGCTGAATATCTCGATCAGGGCTTCGAGCGGGATCTGCCTCCGGGCTCGGTCGAGGAAATCCTCTTCAAATAGTCCCGATGGGACCTGCACGGTTATTATACCCGTGCAGGTCCCATCGGCTCACCCCAGCGCCATCACATCGCGCGCAAGACTCCAGGCCGCATGGCGATCCGGCTGGTCGGCCGGCACCCCGTACTCGCCGAGGTCGGCGAAGACCATGCGGGCCTTGGCCGCGCAGCCGAGCCAGGTCTGCGCCGGCAAACCCGCTACCGCGCTGCGGATTTCATAGACCCGCGGCACCAGGTGGTCCCGCTGGAATTCCAGGATGTCGTCCGGCACATCCTCATCCTGGTCCCGGAAGGGCTGATCCATGTCGGACATCTGGCGCTGCAAGGCGATGAACTCCGCGCACAGCGCCCGCAGCCGGGCGTCAGGGTCGGCCTTAGCCGCGGCTGGCACCATCGCCAGCCCGGCCGCAGCGCCCGCCATCTGGCGGCGCGAGAGGGCGGGCATCAGTGGGTGCCGCCCGGCCGGAACAGGTCAGGGTGCTGCTGCTCGGCCAACATGGCCGGGACGATCGGCAGCTTCATGGTGAACCACATCTGCTGCGCCGCCTGGATACCAAAGCTCTGGCGTGTTTCCGTCACTAGCCGGACGCGCGTGCCCTCGGGAAGCTCGCCATCTTCATCGGGCCGCTGCGGCGGGAGCGATGGCGGAGCGCCATAGCCACCGTGCTGCCGGAGGGCTGGGAGTACCTCGGCGGTCACCCACTTCCGAAAGCGGTGGGCCACTGTGCCAGGCTTGGTCGCATCCCGGCTGCGGAGGATCAGGGTGTAGAGGCCGCCCTCCGAAATGCAGTTCGCGTTCCCCTGGGGGCCTATGTTCAACATAGCCCGTTCGTCGTCATCGAGTGCCCCGACCGCCTGGGTCGCGTTCCGGATGCCCAGCACCTTGCAGACATCGGCCGCCACGAACCACGGGTTCCCGCCGCGCTCGACCACACGCACCATTGCTTCCCCCTCGAACAGAAAAGGGGTAATTCTTTGCTCGCTCATCGTCTCAGTCCTCTTGAGATGGTGAAGACCTTCCGCCCGCTCCTACGGGCCTGGGTCAGTGAAGCCGGGGGCGGGGCTACGCCTGCAAAGCTGGCCCCGCCCCCGGGGCGCTGCCGGAACGGCAGCTACCGGCCTCGGCAATCTGCATTGCTTGCCTCAGCCGATATTCGATTTCCATGGTCTTGCTCCGGCAGTTTCCCTTTGCCTGCGCTTCGATCCAATCGTGGATATCCCGCGGCAACCGGACTTTGAACTGCAGGTCCGTATGGGTGCCCATTTGACCTCCTTCCGTTGGAATGGCCCAACATGGTCCATGAACCATTTTGGGCCATTCCCTGTCAATGGGTTTATGCCTCACCATGGGCCATGGCTGCAGATGACCCGATGATGCGCGTGCGCCTGCCGCTCGATCTCAAAGGCAGGATTGCGGCATCTGCGAAGGCTGCCAATCGCTCCATGAATGCCGAGATCGTCGCGCGGATCGAAGCCTCGTTTTCTCCGGCCCCGGCCACCGTAGAGCGCGAACGCCTGGATCGGCTGGAACGTGCGATGGCGGACCTGGCCGCCAGCATCCAGCGCGTTGCTGGGCAGCCGCAGTCCGAACCGGCGCGGCTGTTTGGCGAAGGCGTGGCAGCCTCACGAGAGGCGGTGGTTGCGCGATTCTCGCCCGCCCTGACGGACCCGCCGCCCTACCAGAAACCCCGCCGCCCCAAGGTCAAATAGCCCAGGCGCGCTTGGCGAACTTCGCCACCGGCACATGCCGCTGCCGGTCCGGCCCTGGCGCCACGGCATCCTTGCCGATCACCACCGCCAGCAAATCCTCGTTTCCCACCTGCAGGATCACCCAGTCGCCGCGCTGGGCCATCAGCACCGGGATCTCCGTCGCGCCGAACGCCTGCATCGTCGCTGCCACCGCCCGCTCCAGCAGGCTGGCCGTGCTGCCCTCGGCGGCCGGGGCGGCGTGCTGGGCCAGCAGCGCGTCCAGCTCGGCCTCGGTGGTGTAGCCCTCCAGCCAGGGCGCCGGGTTGCGGCCGGTGATCGCCTCCGCCACCTGGCAGGCGAAGCGGCCGCAATCATGCTGGCCCAGCACGAAGGGCAGATCGAGCGCGTCATGCACCACGGCCGCCAGCCGGTCCGGCCAGTCCTGCGGGCGCTTCCGCAGCTGCGGCGGCGCGGCGGGCGCGGCCGGGGCTTCCGTGCCGCTCACGAATTGTGATCCCACCAGGCCCGGGCCGGCCAGATCAGGTTCTTATTCACCACGCCATAGACGAACTGCATCCCGAGATCGCCGGGATGCAGCCGCTGCTGCTCGATATCGGTGTACATGCTGTTGCGCGCGACCTCCCAATCCGCCAGGCGGTTGATCATCCGCACCGAACAGGTCGCGGTCTCGCCCAGGGTCGGGTTCAACTGGTCCATGTGGCCGCGGAAGATCACGATGGGATCGCCGATCGGCAGGTAGCTGGCCGGGTCCAGCGGCACTTCCCAGATGGTCGCGGCGCGGCCCTGGTATTGCTCCGTCATCGCCAGCCCGATGGCATCGCGGGGAATGCCGGAGAGCGTGAAGGTGCAGTCGTAGCTGCGATTCTCGTTGCTCTCCTGCACGGCGGTGATGCTGCCCAGGCCGCCGACGCCGATGAAGGTGTTCCCGAACAGCGTCATATCCATGGGGCTGCCGTTCACCCGCACCGGCGCGCTGTCGAAATCCATCTCGATGGCGACGGTGCGGGGCACCACTTCGGCGGCAACGGCGGCCTGCGCCGCGGAGGTCATGGGGCGGGTCACCAGATGGCTTCCTCGATCGGCAGGGTGAAGGAGGCAACGGGGCCGGCGCCGGGCTGGAATTCCGGCAGCACCACGTCCTGGGAAAGCCGCCAGATGGCGGCCGGATAGGTGTATTCCAGCGCGGTATCCGCGACCGTGGCGCGGCGGATGGGCGGCGAGATCGGCAGGATCACCGATTGCGTGCGGGTCACCGTGGTGGCGCCGGTCAGGATGGTGGCGGTCGCCCAGCCGCCATATTCCACCTGCGGCCATTGCAGTTCGAAGGTGCCCCCGTTCAACCCCGTCAGGTAGAACACCCGGATCGCGGTCGTATCGCCGCGCAGGGTCATCGTGAGCTGGTACTTGGTCATGGTGCCGGTCACGGTCGTAAGCGCCGGCCCCAAGGTGGTCTGGGTATAGGTGCCGCCGTTGTATTCATCGACCTGCAACAGGTTGCCCGAGGTGGTCGAGCCGGAGGCAAGGCGGGCGATGATGCTGGCGGTGATCTGGCTGCCGGCGGTGACCGCGATGGTCCCGGAGGTCTCGAGATAGGCCGCGCCGGCGGAGGTACGGCTCACCAGCCGGGTGTAGCAGCCGCCGGTCCAGTAGGCGGTGCTACCGGCGATGAAGTTGCTGCCGGCATTGGTCAGGTTCACCGTGGTGAAGGCGGCGTTGAACAGGTCAGAGCTGTAGATTTGCAGGTTGGTGCTGGTGCGATCCATGGCGCCGACATCGGCGGTGACCATGTGGAAGGATGGCCGGCCGGAGGAATCGATCCAATGGATCCAGTCGCCGATGCGCGCCGGCATCGCCTGGCCGCGCCAGCCGGTGGTGTCCAGGCTGGTGCCGGTCTGCCCCGAGGTGCGGATGCGCGGCAGGTCGCCCGACCAGTTCGCGGGGTCCGTGCCGCGGCGGGGCTGGTAGCCGTTCGGCCCCCAGTAGAACCGGCCCGCCTTGCCGCGCAGCGCGGAAAGGAAGGCCTGCATCTGGCGCCATTCGCTCTCCCGCAGCCGGTCGAAGCGCAGCTCCGCCTGCCACTTGGCGCCGGGCAGTTCCAGGGTCTGTTCCGTGCCGTCGAAGGGGCTGATGCCGCCCGATTGGGTATTGGCCCGCAGCGCCGGGCCGGAGACGCTGGAGGGCGCGCGGATGCTGGGGAAGGTCAGTATGGTCATTGCAGCGCGCCCTGGCGGCGGCCGAACATCGCCGCGGCATTGCCGCCGCGCTGCACATCCGCGCCGAGGCTCATTTTGGTGATGTTGACGATGCCGGGCAGCTGGCGCTGGATCGCGGCATTCACCCGCTGCTCGACGCCAACCTCGGCGCCGCGCGCATCGATGAATATCTGGTGGCCGCCGCCGCCGCCCTGCATGGCCACGGGGATCCGCCGGCCATCCGGCAGCGGCACATACGCTTCGGGCTGGGCGCCCTCGCCGAAGATCGCCGCCTGCGGGCTGCTGGCAACACCGCCGCCGGCATAGGCGCGCAGCGGCACCGGCCCCCATTGGGTCATCACGCCGCCGCCCGCGAATTTCACATCGCCGCCGACCGCCATGCTGTCCAGGCCGGAAAGCGCATCCGGCTTGACGTCGCCCTTCGCGCCGCCGCCGAACCAACTGCCGAAGAGGTTGTTGAACAAGCCGCCGAGGCCGCCCCCGCCGGCACCCGCCTGGCTGAACTTGCCGCCGCCCTGGTTGCCGCCGAACAGGCCATTCGCGGCATTTTCCAGCGGCTTGGTGATGAAGGTCTGGGTCAGGAACTTGGCCGCCACCTGCTCCAGCTGGTGCACCGCCTGCGAGGCCCGGTTGGTGCCGGCGAAAACGCCGCCCCAGGTGCGGTTGCTGCTGGCCAGGATATTGTCGAAGGCGCCGGTGAAGGCGGAGCCGAAGGAGCGGGCGGAGGCGGCGAGGTTATCGGTGCGGGCCTTGCCGTCATCGATCGTGGTCAGGAACTTGTCCTTCAGCTCGGCATAGGTCTTTTCGACTTGGTCGGGCGATAGGCCGAGCGCACCGCCATCGCGATTCTGGGTCCGGTCATACAGCGCGCCGGCAGCGCCGATCTTGGCGACGGCATCGTTGAATTGGTTCAGGGCGCGGGTGGCCGGGTCGACCGATTCCACCACCCGGGCCGCCTCGCTGGCGATCCGCTCATCATCCTTTTCCTGCGCGATGGCGGGGTCCGCGGGCGGCCGGGGAATGCGGGCGCTGCCGCCGCCGCCGCCGCCACGACGCCGGCCACCGCCGCCGCCACCGCCGCCAGCACGACGGCTGAGGCCGTCCGGCGCTTCCGGGCCGAGCTGCTCGGGGCCGATCTGCGCCAGCCTGGCGGCCTGCTCATTCAGCGCGCCCATCTGCGTCGATTGCTGGCCCAGCCATCGCTCCGCACCGACCGCGGTTTCCTGCCAGCCTTGCAGGTCGCGTTCCAGCCGGCGGCGGGCCAGCAGCGGTAGGCCCGGCGTGTCGAGCTGCCGCTGGGTCTCCGCAATTTTCGTCCGCGCCGTCTGGAGGTCGCTGGCCGCTTCATCCTGGCGCGCCAGGGTGCTGGACTGCGTGGAAGCGACCTGCGCCCTGAGCCCCTCGATCGTCGCCTGGCGTGCCGCGATGGCATTCTGCGCCGTACTGCGGAACAGCGCATTCACCTTCTCGATGATGCTGGCGGTGGACTCGGCCGCGGCCGAGATCCCCTTGAAGGCGGCTTCGGCGGAGTCCGCCATGCTTTTCGCGCTGTCGCCGGTGAACAGGAATTTCGCGGCGACGCTGCCGATCGCCAGCACCACGCCGGCGATCGCGCCGGCCGGGCCGAACATGCCGAGGAACTGGCTGCCCTGCTGGGACAGCGCGACCAGGGCGGAGGTGCCCCCCTGCACCTGCACCACGAAATCCTGCATCTGGTAGCCGGCCGACTGGACGATCTGGCCCATGCTGGCAAAGCCGCGGCTGCTGGCCGTCGTCGCCGTCTCGATCTCCCGATGCGCCGCCACCACCCGCTGCGCGGATTGCTCCGCCCGCTGCATGGAATCGGCCAGCTGCGGGCTGCTGTTCATCAGCTGGTTCAGCGCCTGCTGCGCCTCACCGGACGATGCCCCGACCTCCTTCAGCACCGCGGCGAAGCGGGTGAATTCGGCGGTCTCGATCCGGAAGGAATAACTCGCAGCCATCAGATCGCCTTCCCGAATGCGGCATCGAACAGGCCGGGCAGTTTGGACTCTGCTGCCGCGGCGATGGCATCGGCCGGCTTCAGCCGCTTGCTCAGCGTCACGCTCGGCACCAGCAGGAACATCGGCACCAGGCGGTTGCGGCGATCGGCGCCCTTGGCCCCGGCGGCGGCCAGTTTCAGGCCCTTGGGGTTGGCCTTGCCGGCCTTGGTGGTCGGCATCGGCAGGCAGAGCATCGCGCGGGCCTTGTGGCCCTTCAGCGGCACCGTCACCAGCTTCCGGCCATAGCGGCTCTCGACCTGCGCCGGCGTCATCGCGGTGCCGTAGCGCGCGGTCGGCGCCGCCGGCAGCGGGATGGCCAGCATCTGGCCGCGCTTGCCGACGATGTTGGCGCCCTCGGTGAAGGCGTTGATGATGCGCGCCGCCGACTGGCCATTGGCATAGACCTCGCCGGCCGGGCCATAGGCCAGGGATGCCTCGCCGGCCGGGTAGATGCGGGAGCGGATGGCATTCGCCATCTTGGTGCCCAGCCCGGCATTCAGCACCTGCAGCCGCAGCTCCTGCTGGGCGAAGGCGGTCGCGCCGGTGAAGGCTGCTTTCAGCGCGACCAGGATGGCCTTGCGCATCGCCTTGGACTGCTCGGTGATATCCGGGCCCGTCGCCGTGATCATGGCCGGCGCCCCCATCCGTTGAAGACGCGCCGAAGGGCGTAGGAGCGGACCAGCGACACGGCGGTGAAGGCCGCACCGATGCCGAGATTCTCCGCGACGCCGATATGGATGCCGAAGGCCGGGAAGATCACCGCCTGCGCTGCCAATGCCACGCCATAGCCGACGGCGACATTCGCCGCGGCCTCGAGCAGCGAATGGCGGCGCGACTGGCCGGCGGCCCGGTCACTCGTTTGGTTCATCCTGCCCCTCGGCTTTCTTGGCGCGACCGCTGGCGATGCCGGCGGAAAAGGCCGCGATCAGCGGCGCGACGATGCGCGGCTCGGCGCCGGAGGCGGTGGCCAGGGCGAAGGCGCCGGCGGTGTCCGGCTCGGCGCCCGCCATCCCGGCCCGGAGCGAGGCCATGCCGGCCTCCCAGACCGCCCACCCCTCGACCGAATGCGGGGCGTTCAGCTCTTGGGGGCAGGTGGGGCAGGCGGTGGCGCAGCCTCGGCAGTAATCGGCGCCCCCGCCGAAGATCCATTCGGCGCGGGCGCGGATGCGTTTCCCTCCGCGGCCAGCGCGGCGACCGGGGCGAGGTAGGCCGCGATGAAGGCCTCGGCGATGGTGTCCTGCTGCAGCATCAGCTGCTCCGCCAGGTCGCCGGTGTGGTCCTGCTCGATCCCTTCCCAGGCGACAATCCCGTAGCGGGCGAGCTTGGCCGCGAAGGTCAGGCTGATGAAGGCGCGGCGCATATCCGCATCGGCCAGGTCGACCAGGTCGGCGACGCCGGCCCCGACCTCGATGCGATCCGTCCGCTCCGCCTCCGCCTCCCGGATCGTGCGATGCACGGAGGCTTCGGCCGCGGCGCGCACCAGGCCGTCGATCGGCTTGACCTGCACGCGGATGCCGTGCGGCAGGTCCAGCCAGCGCGGCGCGGTCGGCAGGGTGAGGCTGAACATCAGTAAACGGCCACCGGCGACTTCAGCACGACGCTGAGGGTATCGCCCGGCGCCGAGTTCATCACCGCGCGCCAGGGATAGGTGACCTCGACGCCACCGGGGCCGCGCACGCCGACCTTCGGCCGCCCCATGAAGATGCGGGGCAGCGTGAGGGCGAGCTGCCAGTTCGCGTCATAAGTCCAGGTGAGGGAGAGCTGCGCGGAGGTGGTGTTGATGGCGTTGCCCATAAGCGTCGGGTCGTTGTGGCGCACCGTGATTTCGCCGGAGCAGCTGAACTGCCCTTCATCGACCCCTTCGGCGAGGCCGAGGGCGTTCACGGTCTTGATCGGCTCCAGACCGTTGGAGAGCCGCAGCGTGGCGCTCATGATATCGGTCAGCGAGGTGCTGGCGTAGTTCAGGGCGCCGGTGCGCTGCAGGAAGCGGGTATAGGTCTGGGTGGTCGGCGTACCGCCGGCCGAGGAGCTGGCGACCGCTTCCTTCTGGCCGATCAGGCCAAAGCTGGCGGTTGGGCGCTGGTCTGACCCATTGGTCCAGGTCATCTCCATGCTGTCGATTTTGACGCCGGAGGGCTGCAGGTACTTGTTGTTGGTCAGGGCGCCCGGGAAGCCCTTCTCGAAGCTGCGCGAGGGCAGGCTGACTTGCGCGCCGGAGACCGCCCAGGTGTGGGTATAGGGGTTGCTGGCGCCGGTGACCGTGGCCGGCCCGAAGACGCCCTTCAGCCAGTAGCCGATGTTGCGCACATCGATCGGCACCACGGCCGTGCCGCGCACATCCTGCAGATTCAGGTAGGGGTCGATATCCTCGCGGCCGAGGCCGGCGGAGAGCACGTCTTCCGTCTGCAGCGTCTGCTCGGCGCCGAGGTCGAAGCTGATGCAGGGCAGCCGGCGCCAGGGCGAGGCGGGCTGGACGCCATAGGTGGTTTCCTCGCCCATGAGGAGGATGAAATCTTGCCCGCGACTGCGTGCCATAGCGGAGGCCTCCGGTTGGTTGGGGCGGATGGGTGGGGTTAGGCGAGCGCCAGGGTCGCGCTGCGAATCGTGCCGTCGGAGCCCCTGACCTTGACGCGCAGCGAGGTGTCCGAGACCAGCTCGAACACCATTTGCTTGTTGCTGACGGGATAGGTCCCGCTGGTGAGGGACCATGCCGCCGCCGGCGCGAGAATGGTGGCGAAGGCGCCGAGCGCCGGATCGAAGGCGCCGATGGTTGCCGTATAGCTGCCGGAACTGAACTGGTTGATGACCAGCTTGCCCGCGCTGTCCGTCCCGAAATCCCAGCCGTTGTTGGAGGCATCGCGGAACCGCTTGAATGCGCCCTTTCCCGAGACGGAAACCATCGTATCGGTCGCATCGGCGGATGCGGCTGCCGTCAGACTGGTCGTGCCCGCGAATGTGGGGTTTGCCGCCAAAGCCAGCACGGTGCCATTGCCGGCGGTCGTGTAGCTGCCGCCACCCCATCCCGTGCCCGTGCTGTACGGAACGCCGGATGGCGGATAGACCATTTGGGCCGCCGCATTCACGACGCCATCGGGGGTTACGGTGGTGTTCGTGCCCGATTGCACCGTCTGCGTTAGGGCCGAGGGGTTGTTGCAGAAGCCGGAACTGCTCCGCGAAGCGCGTCCCGACGATCCCCAGAGCACCGTTTCCGGCGAGACCATGACCTCGCCGAGGAAGCCCGCATCGATCTGGATATTGTGCAGCGGGCCGCCAGGCCACACGCTGCTGGTGTTGCTTTCCTGCGTGCGGAAAATCGCTTTCGTCAGGTCCACGACGCCCGCATTCGTGGCCTGGCAGTAAACATCTGCATAGGTGTTCGCCGCCTGGCCATTGTAGCGGAAGCTGGTTCCCGGGAACCGGGCATAGCCGCCGGCAGACATGCCCATGTAGGCGCCCCAATTGCCCGCCACATCAAGGAAGCTATTGGCAACGGTGATATCAGTGAGGCCGGCGACCAGCAGATTCGAGAGCGTCGAAGCGAAGAAGGTGCTTTGGTCGAAATAGATTGTCCCAGCTGCCGCGGCGATGACGTTATGGGTGAGCGCCCCGCCGACCACGAAATTCCGCAGGATGTCGTCATAGACGCTGTTCAGGTTGATGCAGGCGGCGCCGCCGTAGAGTGTATAGATGCCGTCGGCGTCGAGCCATCCCAGGAAGCTGGCGGTCTGCAGGCAGTCGCCCGCGACCTGGTTGATGTATATGTCCCGCAGCCGAAGCTGGGTATAAAGCTGCTTCGCCACCCCGATATGCGTCGCCTGGATGCCGTGCGCGAGGCCCGAGCCGGCGCCTATCCGCGACGGCGACATGATGCCGAAGCCCTCCAGCGCGACCTGCACGGCGCCATTCGTGCCGCCGGTGCTGGGGTCGGTCGTGGTGTAGTCGGGCTTGACAGTGATCACCGGCAGCGTCTGGCCGGCGATCTGCATCAGGGTGGTCATGCCGCGACCGCAACCCTCGACCCGCACGGGGCGGTTGATGGTCATGTAATCGATCTGCGTCGTGCCGGGCGGCAGGACCAGCACCTTCTGGCCGAGCGCCGAATCGCCGACGGCCATGCACTCGGCCAGGGCGGCGCGGACCAGCGGCCCGTTGTTGCCGCCGGTGACGGTGCCGATATCGGCGAGGTGCACCGCGCCGGCGCCGGTATTCAGATAGGCCGCGACCGCCGCCGCTGAAAACCGGCCCCCCACGCCGTTGACGGTGCCCGCCAGCGTCACCACGGCCGAAGGGTCGGGGACACCCAGATCCGTCAGTTCGGCAAGTTTCATGGGGATCTCCGCAGTCGCGGCTAGAAGGAAACCGTGAGGGCGCCGATCGGCGCGACCAGCTCGAAGCCATAGGTCGCGCGGAAGCCGACAATCCGCTCGCTCGATTCCTCGCCGCCCGTCAGGTCCAGCGTGAAATCGGATTCGATGGGCCAGAAGGGCTGGCCGTCCGGCAGGAACAGGCAACCGCCGGTGACGGCATGGGCCAGGGCAGCATGCGCGGCATGCGCGGCGCCGGTGCGGTTGGTCTCGCCTTCCGCCACCCCGAACCAGGAGATCACCACCTGGCAGGCCAGGGTGACGAAGCCCAGCTCGGGGCCCGGCGTGCTGCTGTGCTCGCTTTCGTTCACCAGCAGCACCGGCAGCACCAGGAAGGCGACCGGTGCCGCGCGGTTGGTCTCGACCACCGCGCCCGGGAAGGCCGCCCGCACCGCCTGCGCGATCTGGCGGGCCGCGACGCTGCGGATCAGCTCTCGGGCCATCGGGGCCTCAATGCGTCAGGGTGAAAACACCGTCCGGCATCAGCAGGTCGAAGGCGTAGCTGGCGGTGAAGCCGACCAGCCGCTCGCTCGATTCCTCGCCGCCCTCGATGTCCGGCGCGAAGCCGGTTTCCTCCGGCCAGAACGGCATGCCATTCGGCAGGGTGAACTGCTGGCCCAGTGCCGCGGCCAGGGCGGCGTAGGCGTCGGAGGCAGCGTCCAGGCGGGTTTCGTCGGCATCCGCCTCACCCAGCCAGGTCACCTGCATCTGGCAGGCCAGCGTGACCTCGCCCAGCGCGGTGGCGGCGGCGATGTGGTCGCCGGTGGCGATGGTGACGAAGGGCAGCGCGGCCATGCTGACCGGGGCGGCCCGATCGCGGGCGACGGTGACGGCCGGCAGCGCGGCGGTGATGGCATCGGCCAGCATGCGATAGGCGATGCTGCGGATCGGTTCGGTGACCCGGGCAGCGCCGCCCGAGGTCGCCGTGGCGGCCAGGGTGATCGGCGCCAGCGTGACGGAAAGGCTTGCCGCCGCGCCCTTGGTCGCCGAGGCAGCCAGGGTGATCGGGTCGAGCGTGACCGAGAGGCTGGCCAGCTTGCCGGCACCCTTGGCTGCCGTGGCGGCCAGGGTGATCGGGTCGAGCGACGCGGAGAGCGTTGCCGTCGCACCCTTGGTCGCCGTGGCGGCCAGGGTGATCGGATCGAGCGTCGCGGAGAGCGTCGCCGTCGCAGCCTTGGTTGCCGTGGCGGCCAGGGTGATCGGATCGAACGTCGCGGAGAGCGTCGCCGTCGCGCCCTTGGTCGCCGTAGCGGCGAGGGTGATCGCATCGAGCGTGACCGAAAGGCTGGCGGTGTTGCCCCCGGTCGTGGTGAGCAGGAGCGTGAGCACGGCTTACCCGGCGGCGTCTGCGCCGTAGCAAACCCCCGTGGCATCGCGCAGCGCGGCCATGTAGGTCACCACTTCATCCATTGTGCCGGTGAAAGTCTCGCCGGTCGGCAAGAACTGGCCTGGCGGCCCTTCGCGGTAGAGGTTCCAAACCATGGCGTGCCCCTATGAGTAGAAGATGTCCGCGATCAGATCGCCAACAGCCACGGCCGTAGCGTCGCTGTCTGCGCTGCCGGTTACCATCGTCATGCCGATGCCGGTCGAGAACCCGGAGCCGTAAAGCAATTCCCAGGACACCGTGGCGCCGGGAGGCACGCCGATGGTCTCGACCACACCGGAACCGGCGGTCGGGGTGGTGGCAATGTTGTGCAACTTCACGTAGCGCCAGGCGGCGTTGGTGTTGCTGACCCGGGCGGAAAGCACTTTTCCCGCCGAGGCCTTGATGATGGTCGCATTCGTGGTGGCCGCGCTAACCAGATGCGACTTGCTCGCGGTGCCGGAGTTGTTCGCACGGCTTTGCAGCGAGACGTCGCCGATTAGCTGGGTGCCAGAGTTAACGGTGACCAGTCCGCTGAATACCACTGGAAAGGGCGCCGCCCGCATATAGGCGACAACCGTGACCGTGCCGCTGGTATAGGCGCTGACGCGAGCGCGGAAATACCGACAAGGGCAGGGAAACGTCGCGGTCAGCGCAGCGGCAGACGTCGAGAGCGATCCGCTCGTGCCGGCGTTGGTGGTGTTATAGCCCTGGATCGCATACCAAGTCGTATTGTCGTTGCTGACCTCGTAGCTGATGGTAGCGGTGCCGGCAGAAGTAACCTGCACACTAACCGAGTTGTAGCCGGTCACATCCTGCGAAAACAGGTTGCCAAGCGCCGTCTGGCTTGCGCTGGAAATCAGCACAGCATCGCTAGGCAGCGTTGGCACGTTGGTCTGATTGCTCGCCAGCACTACCGGCAAGCTGTTCGCCATCGTGTTCTGGCCGGCGACAATCGGCGTGCTGCTGCCGGACACGCCGCCATCAATCTTGATGACCTGCGTATCGCCGCTGCTGACAACATCAACGGTTACGGCCGGGTTGCTGCCCGGCGTCGCGGTAGAGAATGCCATGGCTCAGGCGTTCCCGGCGCCGAGCGTGAAGGCGGAGACGGTGATGGGGTCGCTGATAGCAAGCACGGTGTTGGTGATCACCATATCCGTGCCGCTGGTCCCGACCGTGCCCTGCATATGGCAGGTCGCACCGGCATTGATGCGGAAATGGGTCGCGGTGCCCGCAGCGCTGGCCGTGGTCGACCAGGTGCCCAGCAGCGCCTTCGACGCCGCGCTGGCATTGCTCATCCAATCCGACGGCAGCGTGATGGTCGCCAGCGTGGTGCCGGTCTGGGCCGCCGCGCAATTCGCCGGCTCGGTGCCGCTGATCAGCAGCAGGCTGGGGGCGGTGCCGATCGTGGTCTCGATCACGTCGAGGATCGCATTGCGCACCGTGGTGCTGCACTGGACGGTCATCGCAAAATCCCTTTCGTCAGGCCGTGAGGCCGGCGCGCAGGTCGTCCGTCAGGCGGCGGCCCGCATCATCGGTCAGCGCGGCCGAAAGCCGCTTCAGGTGCAGCGTCCAGGTGGCGGCGTTGCTGTCCATTTCCGCGATCGAGACTTCCCAGACACTGGCATCGGCCAGGGTCACGGTATCCAGCGGCGTCGGGGTGTCCGGCAGGCTGGTCGCCGCCAGCCGCGCCACCAGGTGCGGCGCCGCGACGCCGCGGGTGGCCGCGATGCCAAGCTCCTCGATCTGGTTATCGATGATCACCGGGAAGGCCAGCGGCGACCATGCCGCGCCGACCCGGGCATAGGTGATGGTGGTGCCGAAATCATCGGCGCTGAACATGCCCAGCACATCGGCATCGGTCTCGAACGACATGCTGGGCACCTTCAGGCAGTTGCGTCAGACGCCCTTGCGGGAGACCGCGTTGATGCTGCGGGTGTAGCTGGGGGTGGTGCCCGTGAGGGTATCCACCACCCGGATGAAGCCGCGGCAGTTATCGAAATCGAAGGTGATCGCCTGCTGGCTGGCCACCGTCGTCAGCTGCGTGAAGGCCGCGGCGCCCAAAATCGGGTGCACCACCGCCGCCCAGCCGGTCGAGCCGTCCGCGCTGTCCTGGATCGTCACGGTGTTGGTCGGCGTGGTGCCGGTGCCCGCCGCGCTGTCCAGGATGATCAGGCCGGCACCCTTGCGGGTGCGGACATCCACCGAGGAGCCGTTGGTGGTGGAGGTGATGGCCTGGGTCGGCGAGAGGGTGTCGAGCTGCACCACATTGGTGCCGAGGTCATAGAAGGCGGTCATGGGCGGGTTCCTCCGTCGGCGCCGGCGGCGCCGGGTCCGGTTCAGGATTGGCGGGAGGCGCCGGAGGCTCCGGCGCGGGTTCGGGGGCGATCTCCGCCACCGGCTCGGCCGGCGGCGGGTCGGGCAGGATCTCGACGCGCCCGAAGGCTTCGAGTTCCTTGGCCTGGCCGCTCGAAAAGAACAGCTCGAGGCCGGTCTCCGCCGGAATGCCGGAGACCAGGAAATCGGTGACCACGCGGACCCGGACAAGGCCGGGCCCCGGAGCCACCGGGAGAGCACCCGGCATCAGGCGATGCTCGTGCCGTACGAGAACGAGGCCGCGTAGCGCACGCCCGCATCCACGGTGTAGAAGCAGCGGATGCCCTGGATGCCCGCCGGGAAGTTGGCGTAGGGGTTCAATTCCAGTTCCAGCGCACCCCATTCGGCGATGATCAGCTGCGACCAGTCGCCGAACAGCATGGTGCCGCTCGTCATCTGGTTGCTGGACATGCCGCGGCTGCCGCCGATCTTGCCGTCGAAGAGGTTGTCGGACCAGAGCGGGGTGTCCGTGTTGGTGAAACGGTTGCGGCCCATCAGCAGCGCCGCCACGCCGGTCGCCGCGACATAGCCGGCGGCATCCGGGTTGATCAGCGCATTCGCGGTCGCCACCAGGGTCTGGAAGTTGATGACGCCGGCATAGGCGATGGTCGAGAGCAGGGCGCCCGAGACCGAGCCGATGCCCGTGGTGTTGACGATGCCGAGCGGCTGGCCGGCGGCGCCGGAGCCGTTGATGGCGGCAAGGTCGACCGCCAGCGCCACCACGGCGGCCAGGTCGTTCATCACGAGCTGGTCGGCGGAGGGGCTGGATTGCAGCAGCAGCTGCCGGCTGACCTCGGTGTAGGCCGCCACATTGTGCGGCGTCAGCGAGAGCTGGCCGAAGGTCTGCTGGCTGGTGGGCGCCGCCGTCTGTTCCGAGCCGAGCCAGTAGGCCGTGGCGGGCGCAGTCTGCTTCGGGATGGTGATGTTGCCGACGATGCCGGTCAGCGAGCTGGCACCCATCTTCATGGCCACCGAGCGGTTGCGCAGCACCTGGATGAAACCCTGGTTCTGCGTCGCCACCAGGAAACCGCCCTGGGCGGCGAAGTCGGCGGCAAGGGCGCGCTGGCTGGGGGCGGCGCCGCTGCGCTCCTGGACTTCCAGGGGCACGAAGAAGCTGCTGCCGCGGGCGTCGCGGCCGAGCCGCTTGGCGACTTCGCGCGAGCATTCGAGCTCGAAGCCCGCTTCATCCCAGTTCTTGTCGACCATGCCGCGGATGGCGCGCAGCAGGCTGTACCGCTGGGTCTCCTTCGGCGTCAGGTCCAGCGCGGTCGGCGGGGTGCCGAGCGGGCGCTGCTGGCCCTGGCGGGCGAGCAGCACCTTGCCGCGGAACAGCTCGACCGAATCGCCAGCCATGATGGCGTCGACGCCCATGTCCCGGACATTCGCCAGGGCGGCGAGGTCCAGGATTTCCTTCTGGCGGCGCGCCTCGACGGCGGCCGTGACATCCGGGTTGATCGGCGCCGGGGGCGCCTGGATTTCGTCCGCCATGCGGACCTCCTTCACGATGGGTTCAGGTTGCGGGGTGGTGGTGATGATCGGCTCTGCGCCACGCCCGACGCCGACGGTCTGGTCGGCGGGCAGGGCGACGAGGCTGATTTCGAGGGGGCGCCATTTGGTTGCGCGATATTCGGGCGGCATGCCGGGGGCCTGGCTCTGTTGCCATTCCAGGACCTCGTAACCGACCGAGACATTCGCGCGGATGCCGTCCGCCACGTCCTGCAGCACTTCGCTGGCGCAGGGGCTGCTGCTGAAGCGCACCATGGCGCGGGCCTTCCGGTCCGCCCCGATGGTGGCGCTGTCCACGACGCCGATCTGGTCTTCGGTGTCGTGCTCCATGAGCAGCGGCGCAGTGCCGCCGCCGATCCAGGTCAGATCCACCTCGCCGGCGTCGTGACCAAGGATTTCGATGCCCCAGGGCCGGTCGACCGGCTCCTCGGAGGAAAACGCAAGCTCGACCGTCCTGGTTTCGAGGTTGACGGTGGCGCGATTCAGGATGGCCGCGCGCCGGAGGCTGCGCGGGATGCCGGCAGGGATGTCGCTCATGTCAGGCTCCGCTTGCGCCCGCCTGGGGCTTCGCCGTCGCGTCGGCCGGCGTCAGGTTTTCGTCCACCAGGTCGGGCGGCGGGATCAGGTTCGCCATCGCCGCCTGTTCGCGTTCGAGATCGGCGATCACCGCCGCGAAGTCGCCGCCCTTTTCCGCCACGATCTGCGTCCGGCTCTTGATGCCGAGGGCCACCGCCTCCCGCGCCGCCTTGATCTCGTTCTGCGGGTCCACCCAATCCCAGCCGCGGCCGATGAAGCGTGGCGCGTTGAACTTCCAGAACTTGCCCGGCGGCAGTCCCGTGACGCCCGCGACCAGGGTCTCGGTGAGCCATTCCGGGAAGAACCGCAGGCAGAAGTTGTTGATCATCCAGTTTTGCAGCGTGCGGTATTCGTCGCGGTCTTCCAGGGCGACGTGCCGCAGCCCCGAATAGTTCAGACTGCCGGGATCATTGGCGAAGGCGGCGTAGGAAAGGCCGGCGCCGGCCGCCGCCTGGCGCTGCTGGGCCGCGACGAAGGCGCCGAAGGCGGTGTTCGGGTGCTGCGGGTCATAGGACTCGAAGGACACGCCCTTCGGCAGCAGCTCGAAGCTGCCGGCGGTCGATTCCTGCACCAGGGAGCCATCATTCTGCAGCTCGGCCGGCACATCCTCGACCTCGCCCTGCTTGTAGAAGCCCATCTTGCCGGCGGAGACCCGGGCGGCGGTCAATTCCGCCTCGCTGTAGCCGTCCAGCATGGCCAGGGTGCGGATGGAGGCCGAAAGCCAGGGCACGCCCCTGATCTGGTCCGGCCATTCATGCACGAAGAGGTGGATGATGTCGTCCGCGGGCACCCGTTCCAGCCGTTTCGGCACCGGCACCAGCGGATCGTCGTTCGGGGTATAGGTCCGCAGCCAATAGGCCGCCGGCCGCCCCCAGGGCGTCAGTTCCACGCCGGCGCGCACCAGGTTGTCGCCGGCGACGCTGAAGCCGGCGATGTTCGGCCGGCCGTTGCAGGTTTCATCGAGCCGGGCCGGATCGATCACCTGCAGGGCGAAGCCGGAGCGGTTGAAGCCGCCGCCGCGCACCTTGCGGAAAATCACCTCGCCGTCGCGCGGCACGCCCATGATCGCGGCGTGGCAGAGATCGGTGAAGGTCAGCTTGCCCGTCACCTCGCAGGCCGGCGCCCATTCCGCCCAGGCCGCCTCGATCCGCTTGTTGGCGTTGGCATCCTCGCCATCGCCCTTCTCGTTCTTCACCGCCATTTGCAGCGTGAAGCCGCCGGGGCCGACCACGTTGCGGCGGAGCGTGCCGAGATAGCCGCGGGTGAAGCCGTCATTCTGCGCCAGCCAGCGCGACCGGTTGCGCAGATAGGCCAGCGCCCAGCGGATATCCGCATTCGGCGCCCGCATATAGGCGCCCGGCAGGTCCGCCAGCAGGCGGGACGGCTGCGCGGCCAGCCAGGTGCGCTGGCCGGCCTGGGCTCGCGGCCCGGCATCTTCCCAGCGCGCCACGGCGCCGATCGCGCCGACGGCCGAGGAGGCCGCCGGGCGGCGGCTGAAGGGATTCCAGCGCGCCATGCCTCAGCCGCGCGCCATGCGGGTCAGGATCGTCCGGTTGCGGCCCTTGCGCCCCTGCGCCAGCGCCTCGGCATCCATCTCGCGGTGCGCCTGGACGCGGTAGTAGTCCTGCAGGCTCAGCAGCTCGGGAATCGGGATCCGCTGCAACTCGCGGTCGCCGATCTTGTACATCTGCTGATCCTTGGTCGCCCGCCCTTCGAGCAGCGCCTTGATCGCGTCATAGGTCCGCTGCGCGTGGCCGCGCGTGTCGCCGGTGATGGTCGCCGGGTTCGGCGCCAGGAAGCAGTCGGCGGAGTAGAGCTGGAAGCGGTCGGTACCGTTGCTGACCATGCCGAACAGCCGGCAGGCGATGCCGGTGCTGGGCACGGTGAGCGCACCGGTGGCGGCCGGCGCCGCATAGACCGAGAAGAGATTGCCGGAGACCGTGGTGGTGAGCGTCAGCGCGACGCCGGCGCCGACCAACCGCCAGGACATGGTCCAGCCAGAGGTCGGCGGATAGTCGTCGGCCTCATAGGTGAAGCTGACGCTATCGCCGGCGGTGATCTGGATCGGCGGCGCGGATGCGGTGGCCATGGTGTGCTCCGGGCATCAGAACCGCGCGCCGACGCGGCCAGGGGAACGGGTCTTCCAGAAGCGCGACCGGCCGGGCACCGGCACCAGGGGCGGCGGCGGCAGCGCGGGCGCCGAGGTGGGGCTGCCCATCTCGGCCGCGGCCAGCAGCGGCGCCGGCGCGCGGGGCTTCGCCCAGTCGGGCAGGTGGGCCCAGTCGAGGCGCGGGCCGCCGCGGCGGTGCCAGGCGGCTAGGTTGTAGACCAGCAGATCGAGGCTCTCGTTCCTGCTGCGCAGCTTGGTCCAGCCCTTGGGACCGCGGACCTCGGCGGTGGCTTCTTCCCAGAACCGGTCGGGCAGCCCGCGTGGCAAGTGCAGCCAGCCGGGGCCCGGGCGGTGCATCCGCAGGCGGATATCCACCTGGTCCTTCAGCGCCTCGGTGTTCACCAGCACCAGGGCAATGCCGCGCTTCATGCGGCGGCCCCGGTTGTCGGTCTCGATCTTCCGCACCGAGAGCAGCGGCGCATCCCGGCGGCTTTCGCCCTTGATCAGCATGACCCGGCGGAGGTCGTCCGGCCGGTCGCGCCGGATGCGGTGCCACCAGTCATAGGCTTGGCCGGTGGTGCCATCGGCGCCGCCGGTATCGACCGCGACGGTGATGGCGCGATATTCCGTGCCGCCCTCGCCCTGGTAGGCCTTCGCCACGACGCCGGCGGTGAGCAATTCCCAGTCTTCGGCGCGGCGGGCGGGCTCGAGCAGGCGTTCGGTGCCGTCGGGATCCCGGGTCTTGAAGATCTGCCAGGCCTCGATCACCTGGGCGGTGCCATCGGGGCCCCAGGCGAGCGTCTGGCAGTCGAAGCGGTTGCCCTGCACGTCCACTGCCGTGGTCAGGAAGCCGGCCCAGGCCGGGACGCGGCCGATTTCCAGCGCCTCGGCCCGTTCCTTCAGCGCATCCGGGTCCAGCGCCTCGGCGCCGGCCAGCACGCTGCGATAGGGCGCACCGAGGTCGGTGTTCCAGAAGGTCCGCAGGGCGTTTTCGTCCTGGCGGTTTTCAAGCTCGCGCAGCGCCTTCACGTAGCTGGCAGCGAGGTCGCCCCAGGACCGCTGGCGGACTGCAATGCCCGAAAACCAGTAGCTGGCGGTCCGGCTGCGCAGCGGGACGCCGCCGATCGCGCCGTCGGCGCTGATGGTGGCGCCTTCCGGCAGCCACGTGCCGCGGGCATTCATGCCGGCCTTGTGGTGTTCCTGGATCAGCACGCCGCAGTGCGGGCAGATCAGGCAGGCCTCGGCGCGGGCCTGTTCCTCCGTGGCGTCGGGCCGCACGTTCAGGTGCGCCAGGGTCGGGCGGCGCTGGGCGTCGAAGCCCGGCGTCCAGTATTCGCCGCAGTCGGGGCATGGCCAGTGCCAGAGCCGCCGATCGCCCTGCCGCCAGCGGGCGATGATGCCGCTGCCGTCCTGGCGCTTGGGCGTCGACATCACCACAACCTTGGCCTGCCGGCCGAAGGTGGTGGTGCGCTGGCGGGCCAGGTCGACCGGATCGCCCTCGCCATCGATGTCGGGCGCCATGCTGTCCAACTCGTCCAGCACCACCTTCGGCACTGGGCGGCTGGCAAGCTGGGCGGAGACCGGCCAGCCGATGGTGAGGCGCGCGCCGTTGCGGCAAAGCTTGGACAGCCGCTTGTCGTCGCCGCGATCGGCGCCGATCAGCTCGGCGAGCCGCGGCGAGGCGGCGAAGGCCTTGTCCAGGCGGCGCTCGCTGAAATCGAGGGCCAGCGCTTGGGTTGGCTGGAAGATCAGCAGGTCGGCGCCTCCCTCGGCGGCCTCGTACACCGCCAGGTTGAGGATCAGCTCGGTCTTGCCGAACTGGGAGGGGCCGAGCACGGCCACCATGGCGACATCGCGGCGGGTCAGCGCCTCCATCGGCTCGACCAGGTAGGGCGTCAGGGCATTCTGCCAGGGGCCGGAATAGCCGCCGCCGGGGTTGCGCAGCACGCGCCAGGCCTCGGCAGTCTCGGCCACGGTCACCCGGCGCGGCGGCCGGAGCGATGCGATGGCAGCGCGGAAGACGCGGGCCGGGCGAACGAAGCCCGGCAACGGGTCTTCACGCAGCTTCATCGGTCAACATGGCCTCCAGCGCATCGGCCGCATCGGTGAGCGCATCATCGATCAAGGCGGCGAGGCGCCCGGACTGGGTTTCGGTCAGGCTCAGTTCCGGCGCCGCGACATCCGGGATCTGTCGCAGTCGGGTTTTCAACTGGGCCATGATCTCGGCCGCCTGGAGCGAGACCGGTTCGGCGGCCACCAGCTCACGGCGCAGCTGGGCAAGCTTGGTGCGGGCGACTTCGCCCTGCAGGGCCTCGGTCCGCTGCCGCCAGGTGAGGGCGGCGGCGTCATCGTTGGCGGTGAGCGCCTCATCGCCCAGCAGTTCCAGGCGAAGCTGGGCGTCGCGTTCCGCGCGGGTCTGGGCGGCGAGGTCTTCGGCCTGGCGCTGCCCGGCGCGCCAGTTGGCGACCGCCGAGAGGTCCATTTTGTAGGCGGTGCCGCTGCTGCCCTTCTCCGCAACGGGGCATCCGGCCTCGATCCAGCGCCGAACGGTGGGCTGGGACACGCTGAAGAAGGCCGCGGTATCGGCAAGCGAGCGGAGATCAGTCACCGCTAAGGCCATGAAAATGAACAACAAACGCACGGTATGGCGATGGCGACCCAGCCCAAAATCGGGCGGGCTTGGCTGCCGCATTTGCCAATCCACGGAAGGGACCCGTGCAATGCGTGCCTTTCATGCAACAGTCACCCGTGAGCGGGGCAACTCGACCTCGCGCTCGCCACCGAGCCACGACATCAGCACCCGCAGCCGGTCACCCTCCCCCATGGTGCACAGCGCCTGGACAGTGATACCGCCGGTGATCTCGACCAGCACGATCTTGGCCGTCAGGTCATCGAGGTCGGGCACCGGCGCCGGTTGCTGGCCCGCCCCTACCTCAGCCATCAGGCGCTCCACCTCGACGGCCGGCACGGAGATCGGCCGGCCCGATGGTGTGCTGATCAGCCGGCGTACGCCGCGGCTATAGGCGATGGACGGCCAGCCCGGCAGCGTGCAGTCGAAGCGGGTGAACAGGTAGCGCGGGAACAGCGGCGTATGGTGCGGCTTGGGCCGCGCCTCGCCCCGCAGCTGGCGCATTACGGTGAAGACCGGCAGGAAGGCCGCGAAGCCCTGGTTCTCGATCTCGGAGGCGGCCCGGGCTTCCTGACCCCAATGGGTCTCCACCACGTACCAGCGGGCGGCGGAATGGCTACCGCAGACCGAGTGCCGAGGCACTGAGTCTGCGCGAGCTATTGCTGCCTGATCTGCGTGCGTCGTGTCAAGCGGCATCATCGCGGATCCTTTGGTGCTGGTGACGGACGGCGGCTGGGTCGGTGAGATCGATCGGCGCCAGCGTATCCAGGAAGTTCACGGCGTAGTCGGGGAAGCCGTGGCGGAGCATGGCGAGCGCGCAGGGATGCCGGCCATCCTCGGCCAGCGCCGCGACTGCCAGGCTGATCTCGCCGCTCTCGATCAGGCCGCGCGCTTGCCTGACCACCATGTCCACCTGACTGCCTTTTCTAAAACCCCCTACGTGCCCCTGTGGGGTATTAGAGGAAGTCGGGGCAGGTTGGTTGTCATGGTGGTCACAAGCCAAGGCAGCCGCGCCTTTCAGCGTGACCACCTCGGTGTGACCACCTCGGAAGAGGTCGTCATTCTGGGGGGTAGTCATCGTGACCACCTCCGAAACCGGCCGAGTCCGTGTCCACCTCCGGCCGCAGCCAGTAGCGCGAGCGGGCGCTGCGATCCTTCCGCCAGCCCGCGCCGCGCACAATGTCGGCCACCCGCATCTGTGCCGCCTTGTTCTGTTGGAACACCGGTACGCCGATATCCGTCAGCAGCTCGGCGACCGTCGCGCGGGTGCGGCCATCGTTCAGGATCGCCTCGACGCGATCAGCCCAGGCATCGGTGATCAGCCGGCCATCCTGCGCCAGGGCGGCGCCGGAGCGAGCTTCCTCGACATCGAGCCAGTTCACCTCATGCGCCGCCTCGCGTGCCGCTGCCTCGGCCCAGAGCTGGTCCCGATTCGCGGCGATCCAGTCCCGGTCCGCGTGCTTGCAGGCCAGCGGCCAGTAGCGGCGGTTGCCGGTCGGGTCGTTCATCCATTCGTCGTTGTTGGTGGTGCCGACGAAAACCGAGGAGCGCGGGCGATCGACATAGCTTCGGCCATAGGGCGGCCGGTAGCGATCGACCTGGCGCGTGAGGAACGCCTTCACGGTTGCCGGCTCGGCCCGGATGATCTGCTGCAGCTCGGCCATCTCCAGGCACCAGACGCCATTCAGCGACATCGCGGCATCCTTGCCGGCGAGGTCATCAGGCATGGCGTCGGAAAACCAGTCGTGCCCGAATAGCTCGCGCAACGCGGCGGATTTGCCGAGGCCCTGCAATCCTTCCAGCACCGGCGTATGGTCCCATTTCACGCCGGGCTGGCGGATGCGCCGCACACTGGCGATCAGCATCTTCGCGCCAGCGGCGGCATGGTAGGCATCGGCCGGGCAGCCGAAGGCCGCCCGCAGCCAGGAATCGAGACGGGGCCGGCCATCCCAGGCCAGAGCATCGAGATAGTCGCGCACCGGGTGAAAGCTGTTGCGCCGGGCTTCCACCGGCATCGCTTCCTCGACCGTCATGCGGTTGAAGCGGGGCGCCCAGCGGCGCTGCATGTGCGCCTGAACCAGGGCGACATCCTCCGGCCCCCAGGCGCGCGGATAGGGCCCGGCGGCCGGCGCATCCGCTTCGCGGGCGGGCGGCGGCGGCCGGGTCAGCAGCAGCCGGTCGCTGAATTCG